TGTGTTAGAACGAAGATGCCGAGCGAAAATGGTGATTGTGGATCATTGTATTTTGTGGCTGATAAAGCGTGCCAGAAACCACTTCTATCCATGCACGTAGCTGGAAATGAAGGTGGTTGGGCATTGTCTACGCCACTAGGTATGTTTGATTTGAATAATGATCCGTTCTTCGATGGTAATTACTTGGATCCTCTAGATTCTGACATTAACGACCCAAAATTCCATAAGGGATTCGTAGCTCAAAGGGGTTCGTCAAAAGGACTCGATGGTTTCTGTATTGTAGATTCCATACCCGTGCCCATGTTCAGTTCTAAAAGAAGTACTATTGTTCCCACTGCCCTTCATGGAACGTGGAAAGATTCAACAACTATGCCAGTTATGATGAGCGATGTTAAAACAGATACTGGTTATGAACCAAGAGTTTATAAGTCCATCCGCAAATATTCCAAAGATAAAAGGTTTCTAGACGACAGCATATTAGACGAGTGCGTCACTGAATATCTAGGCACACTCAATCGAATGGCACCTTTTCACAATGTTCCACTTCGGAGATTATTGACATTCGAGGAAGCGGTGAAAGGAATACCGGGTTTAGAGTACTATGACTCCATACCACGGTCTACTTCAGCGGGTTTTCCAGATTGTCAAAATATTCCACCAGGTTACAAAGGTAAAGAATATTGGTTTGGCAAAGATGATGAATATGATCTAACAAATGAACGAGCTTTAGCTCTAAAGCAATCGGTAGAAGATACCATTGTGGAGTGTGAAAAAGGTCATATACCTTACTTTATTTTTAAAGATTTTCCAAAGGACGAGAGAAAGAAGTTTGATGATGTTATGTTGAAAGGAAAATTGAGACTTGTTGCAGGAGGTCCACAGGTATTGACTATATTATTTAGGAAATATTTCATGTGCTTCTGTGCCCATTTTCATCAGTGTAGATTGAATAACGGGTCTGCTGTAGGAATTAATCCCTTTAGTGTAGAGTGGGATCAATTGAAGAAAATCATCGGCTCAAGAGCTAAAGCTATACTGGACACTGACTTTAAAGGTTTCGATACCTGTCATTCGGCACAGCTAATGTTCAAATGCCTAGACATTATTCAATCGTTCTATGGAAGTCGAGAAGGTAGTAAAGATTATGTTGTTAGAACTTCTTTATTTTATGTACTTGTTAATTCATACCATATTATAGGAGAGGTTATTTATCAATGGAACGGATCTATGCCATCAGGCAATCCATTGACTGTCATTATAAATACCCTTTGCAATTTGATATTATCACGTTACGTTTATAGAGTTAATTATGGTCCAGGCAGTTTGGACTCCTTTAGATATCATGTATTTGCTGTCGCTTATGGAGATGACTGTCTGACCGGTGTTTCTTCCCATATTCAAGAAGATTACAACCTGTTTACACTAGTAGGAATGTATGAAGATTGCGGATATACTATAACTGATTCATCGAAAGGTGATGAGGCTGCAGTCAAATACAAGGATATCACACAGGTTACCTTTTTAAAAAGAATGTTTCGCTATTGTGAAGAATTCTCTAGGTACGTGGCTCCTCTAGAGTTAGATGTGATCTTGGAAATTCCATTTTGGAGAAAGGGAGATAATGATGAAATTACTCAGTGTACCCAGAACATAGAGAACGGATTTAGAGAATTATCATTACATGGTAGAGAAATTTATGATGATTGGTCTACTAAGATGGTAGAGAGCTTACGGCTTAACTGCCAAAGGGACATGATGGTCCCAAAATATACGTCTGTGCTTAGCGAAACGCTTAACCAGCTAGCATATATGTATGACAATTAATATAAAAAAAAAAAAAAAAAAAATATAAAATCAATGAAAAACAAAAAAAAAAATAAATGTCAATGATCTTAGCACGTTAGTGTAGGAATTTATCTTCCGAACAGCTCTAGGAGTATCAATTATGATTCGAATATGTGAAAGAAAAAGTTTAAGTTGCCACGATGAATAAAGATTTATATGACTCGAATTATAACGCGACAAGGCCAGTGCCTTATAGATATGTTAACGTTTGTCCTGCTGATAGCAGTACTCACTATGATATTATACGATATAATGCAAAGTGGATGCTCCACAACGCATACTCAACATCATCACCACTATATGACGATGAGAGAACCAAATACGTAAACCAATCAGCAAGTATTGATCCTGGAAAGGACATTATAGAAATTGGGGATGTGAATGCAAGTACAACCACATTCCAGCAGGACGCACCCGCTGCGGTCGCCAAATTCCCAGATTCTAAGGAAATAAATCATGATCTTGGGATGTTCCCTGCTAATAGGAATTTAACGCTCACTCAGAAAACTTCGCAACCACATGTTCAAATGGACATTGCCACGCAAACGGAGGCCA